AAATGTCGCAGTTGTAATTTCAATCTTCATTGCCACTTCTCCATCATTGGCCCAGACATAAACTTGATGCGCTCTGGATATTTCAGATGAGTGCGAACCAAATCCCAAATCCGTATATCATTCTGATATGCGTTTGCCTTAAAATTTTCATCCACAGGTGAGTGCCAATATCGACGCTTCTGTGCATAGCAATCAAAGCCACATACCTTGATTTCGTTATATCCTAAAAACTCAGCAATCCAAAGTGCCGCTGCACCAGATAATCCGTACTCAGGACAAACGCCTGACCAAACCATCTTTGGATGATCGAACTTGTGGTGAGATACTTTTAAGCATGGATGATCTTTGACTAGTTCCCAGATTGCATGATCGAGGAACACAACGAAATCCAAAGGCAGTAGCAATGCGTGTTGGTTGACGCCGATTAAGTCTACATCCTCTGTCAATCGATAAATGTCTTGGAGGAGTGATGGCCCACCGCCGAGGATGGCAGCCGAGCGGCCTGATCTTGATCCTTCGATCTGTCGAATATCGATCATTTTGTTTCCGAATTAAATTGTTAAAAAAAAGGGACGGTGTGAACCGCCCCTGATCTTCGTTATGTCAGACCGATTAGGTCGTTGTGATGTCTTGGCAAGCCGCGAACGACTCAGCATGACGGACACCAACATCAACGTCTTGGAAGAATGCGAGACGCAGACCACCAGCCGTCGAAAGGGATGCCGTGTCAACAACGATGTCCACCCCTGACCACATTCCGATAACCAACTCATTGAAGTTACCATAAATGAGAGCCGAGCAAACGCTTGTGCTCGTTCCTTTGGTGAGTGTCGATGGCACAAGGTTCGTGGAAGCAATGCCATAGCCGAGGAGCGTGTTCATCTCACCGAGGATGAAGTTGCCTTCAACACCAGACGACTGCTTGGCAGTTGTGCGGAGTTTTGCGGTAACCTTTGGATTGGTGAGGTACGACAACGCACCCGTGTTTGCATTCGCAATATCAACAGCACGCTGAATATTGTTGACCATAGCCCACGTTGGAGCACCACCGTTCGTGCCGATTGCAACTGCACCGATGCCTGTTGTGCCAAGAATACCAGTTGGCTCGTTGGAACCACCGCCCTTGATTGCGACATCATCGATTTTAGCCGCGATCTGGTTGATAATATCGTTGCGGAGCACCATTTCGACCGATGGGTCGGACTGGATGATCATACGACGAGAAATATCAACATAACCAGCGACAGTCCTTGGCTGCATTGTAAGCTGACCGAAAACAGGAGCACCTTCAGTTGGTGAAGATGTTTCAGCAACAAACGCAACAGTTGTCTTGGTGGCAAGTTTTGGAATCGCTACGTTGCCCTGAAGGCCAGTCAGCATCGTTGCACCGAGGCCAGCAGTGACGAGAGTGTCACGCAGAGCATCAATGAACAGGTCGCCACGCTGATCAGTACCGATCATGTAGCCACCCTTAGATGTGCTTGTTGCTGTGCCAGAGATAACATCACGCTTCGACCAAGCCATGTCCGATGGAACATAGAAACCACGGGCAGTGCGGCCTACACGCTTGCCGATTTCGTCGGACAGTTCACGCTCAAAACCAGCCTCAGACCAGTCCTGACGAGCCTGAGCGTTGATTGCACGCATAAGCGAATAAGAAGACCGCTCACGCTTGTTCAAGCCAACTTCGTGCGAACCGTTGCCAAGTGCTGTGCTGCCGAAAGATTCGATCAATTCACCACGGAACTGCTCAAGCGACAGACCACGGGCGATTGCCTTTTCAGCAATGTCACGCTTATTGAGACGAGCACCTGTCTCAATGATTTCTGCATTCTGCTTAACGATTGCGGAACGCATTTCGTCATGATTAACTTCACTCATTTTAATCTCCTGAATTGGGGTTGAGATAATTTCAATAGACCGACCAACACCAACAGATGAATCTGCTGGCAGTGATACAATACTGGCTTCAATAGGAGTCCATTTATTAACGCGAAAGACCGTCCCGTCTCCCCCATCTTCACGAACCATTTTGTTAACTTGATACCCGACAGAAATGTTCTGCCTGATACCGTCAACCACATCGTTGAATACCTCGGTGGCAAGACCGCCTTTTCCAAAGCGGACTGTCGCTCGCATCACACGAGCCGAGCCATCGATTCGTACTTCTTCGATGATTCCGATTTGCTTCTCAGGATCATGGTCGAGCAACAATGGTGCTCTGCCTGAATTGAGAAACGAAACATCAATGGAACTTGGATCGTGATCCAAAACTTCCATACCAAACGAACGAGCGACTGGCTTTTCAGATGACATTGCAATCTGAACTCGCCGCTCATCCTTATTAACTGGATTTGCACCCATCTCATAGCCGCGATGACGTACTTCAGTTGGCGATCCAGAAGCCTTCTGCATATTGTTGTTATCAATCATTGGCTCCTGAACATCTTCCATTGATGGAACTTCTGGCTGTGCTTCTTCAGCCATTGCTGGCTCATCTTCATATTCAGCATCTGCCTTTGCAAAAGTAATGACATAAGCCTTGTCACTTTCTGCAACATCAATGATGTGTCGTTTTTCAAGTTCCATAATGCTATGCCTCATTTGTACATCTTTTGGATATACCTCAGCTTGATCAACGACAAAATCACTATTTTTGAGTTCATCTGGTGCTGCTCTGCCAGTCTCGTCAATCTTGTCCATCCTACTAGCCTTTCCTTCAGCCCATGTTCTGCCGGGGTCACCGCCCCATAATGCCCATGCAATCCGACCGTTTGACGGATAACCATCTTCGCCTTGCCTGAATCCTTCAGCCTGTTTATCAACTTCATGCCGAGCAAAGAAAGAAGTCATGCGACGAATTGTGTCTGGCGAAAGATCAACCTTGTTTGAGATATCTCTTGCCCTTGCAATGCCGACCTCAGTGCCACCTCGACCAAATTCCTTACGCCAAGCAAGAGCGCGTTCAGCCTCGCTGACCATCGCATCAGTAGGAACTAAATTGATCTCAATCCCCTTGTATTGAGCCATTTTCGCCATCCACTAACGGTGTTGCAGGGAGTTTATCTCCAAAAGGTTGGAACGCTGTTTTGATTCCATACTGAGTGGCAAGTTCACCTTCGGCTTGAATCTGTTCAAAGACTTCTTCAACGTCTCGACCGTAATTTGCGGCGATGTCTTGCATCGTGATGATGCCGTTCTGTAGACCGATGACATGAGCGTTGATTTCCCTCTGAGGATCAATCCAGTTCCAGCCTCTTGCACGATAGACAAGATTATCAGCAAACTTGTCGAACTTTGTGATCGGCAATGGAATAGCACCAGTAGCCATCGCCATCGCCATCCACTTCTTGTAAATCGGGTCAATGAAGTGTTCGATCATGAATTGTTGAAGAACTTTATAATGATCCCGATCTTCCATCGTGCCTTGTCGTATTGACGAGTAAGATACGCCTTCGAGATTGTTAGCCAATGAGACATACGAAACTCCTAGTCCAGAAGCGATACCTCGCAACACAGCCTTTTCAAATTCAGCAAAAGCTGAAACTGGATGCTGTGGGTCAAACGGAACGAAATTCATTCCCTTTGGAAGCTGCTCAAAAGTGCCGGGCGATGCTTCCATGATCGGCGTGTTATAATCTTCCATATCAACGCCAGAATATCCGTCACCATCTGGAGATGTGAAGAAACCCATTTTAGAGGCTGCTGTACGGGCGGCAACCAATTCTGCCTCCTCGTATCCGTCAAGCATCTTGAGCCGCGTCAGTGCTGTCGCCATCCACGGGAAACCGCGAGTCTGACCAGCCCGATCAGCAATGAATAGGTGCAACATTTCTTCAGCAGGAACCCGAATCCGTTTTACCGTTGCGGTCTTGCCGTAGATTGTATTGCCGGGGTGGTTCTCTAGTAACCAATACGCAACTGGACGCCCAAACTCGTTGATTTCAACACCCATGCGAATTTCGTTCTCATTGGCTGTTGCCTTCATATTGTATTGCTCGTCGAGATAGTCTGACTCGATAAACTGCAAAGCAAAACCGTATGGATTCTCTCTTGTCTCTACAAACCGGATTAAGCACTCACCATCACGGGAGATATTATTGATGAACATCTTTTGGCAATCGAGCCAAGACATTTTACCGTCCATCGTGCAGACGCCTCTGGCTCCCCACTTATCAAAATTGCGTTCGATGATGAGATTGCCAACTGTGTCTAAAGATTTATCTGAGTTGCGACCACGAACTTGAGTGCGAACCCCTGATGCTCCGACAACATTTGTTGTAACCATCTGGAGATATCGAGCCGCATAATCATTGTTTCGTGCAACATCACGGCAACGATCACGAACAGGACGCAATGCTGGGCGAATTTCAGAATCAGCACTTAGCGTATTAGCAACAAAATCAGCAAATAACCGACCAGTTGCCGCTGCCGCATAAGATCGTTTGTCTTGCCGACGAACTGCAATATCTTTTTTAGTTCTGAATACGTCTAAAATTCCCATTTCAGAACCTCACCTTGATCATTGAACCAGTTGATTGACCAGATAATCTCCGAGCCTCTCGACGCTCTTTGACCTGTTCAGCTTTGTAGTAATCTCGCCATTCGATCAATTCAGCGATTGAAAGTTTATTAATTGACCGCCCGTTAATCGAATAACTTGAAACATCAGCATCGCCACGACCTGACAACAAAGATTCAATCTTTGTAATCATAATATCAGCATGAGAACGGGGATCGGCAGAGCCAACATCAAGATCGGGGCTTATGATCCAGTTGCCCCGTTCAATTACAAGCCTGTTAGCACCAGACGAAATTTCAAGTTGCCAGAAATAATTGCCAGCCAAAAATGCAGTTGATGTCGTGCTTGTTACTGTAAACAGATAATCGGAATCACTAGCTGTACCGACAATCAAAATTTCAGATGCCGAATTTCCAGCGATCTTCGCAACATAGGTCGCGGTGTAAGTTGCATTCGAATAATCAGGTAGCGACCTTCTCCACAATAGATAATCACCGACCACGATATTGGTCGGAGTAACCATTGGAGATTGTGAAGCATCGAATAAATTAGCCATTTTATCTCCACGAATTGACGAATCCGCTTTGTTTAGAGGAACGTCTGACAGGACGTTGTATCATCACCTTATTCTGCTCCATCTGTTCTACCTCATTTTCAGAGACGACAACAGATGCTTGCTTTTCATATCGGTTTGCAAGCTGATCGACGTTTGTATTCAAGATGGCTAAAGCCGCAACCGCATAAACTCGGCAATCCAAAGCCTCGTTTCTTGGCCTCATTTTCTGCCATTCTCGACGCATAAACCCTTTATGAAACTTCTTAACCTGTTGCTCGGCAGTCAACTGTCGAAAGTATTCTACATCATAATGATCTGGGAAATGGCAGTAGCCCGGCCCTTCTTCTGTTATTTTGAATCTTGAATAAACAGTTTCTTTGGCTGTATCGACTCCAACTGGGAACAACTTAATTTTCCCAATGTTGTTTGTGCTTGGTCGGCTGATCAACGGTTTGCCTTCGCCGCCGATGCCTTTGATAGCAAAATATCGTCGTCCTTCTCTTGCTCTGGCGTAATTGTAAACCGATTGGGTATGATGACCGCCTGAATCAATGCAAACTGCACGGATCGGATACTCTTTGTTGTTTTCTTTTTTGAAGTTTTGGCTCAACAAATTATCCAAGTCCTGCCAGATGATGCTTGATGATGGATCACCGTAGATCGTTTTGTAATCAAGTGACCAAGATTCTTCTGATCTACCCCAACCAACAATCTCGACTTCAAGCCGATCATCCTGAACGTCTACACCAGCCGTGATGATCACAACCTTATCATTCAGGTG